TTAGAGGTATTTGATAAAATTCAAACATATATAGCCAAGCTGTGGGAACAATTTGAAAAACAAGGATATATTCAAGATCCTATCTCAGGAAGAAAATTCACAAAGAATCTCCCAGACATGCATCCTCAGAAGCTAATGAACTACCTGATGCAGTCGTTGGAAACAAGTAGAAATATCCTTATATTAAAAGAAGTATTAGGATATCTTAAAAATAAAGAAACAAAAATAGCTTTATACACCTACGACGCTATAGTTTTTGACTTTAGTAAAAAAGACGGAAAAGAAACGCTGATAGAGATAGAAAAGATACTAAATCAACAAGGAAAATACCCTATTAAATTCAAACACAGTACTAACTTAGTTTTCTAAAAAAAATTCATATTTATAAATGATACAAAATTTAACAACAATCCCAAGATTCGATTACGATATCGAACAATTGTGTAACTTTATAGACATGTCTAACAAATTATTTTGCACCTTTTCTTCAGGAGAAGCTTTAGATGAAGTACTAGGTACAATCCAAGATAGATATAAAATCTTATATAATAAGATATTTGTACTTTATTCAAAAAGCCAAGACGAATACATGTGCACGTATAACGTAGATTTTGGCAATGTATCTACTTTTCTAGATAATACAATCTTAGTCCATAGGAAAAAAGAAAGTAATTCCCTGTATACAATTAATTCTCTTAATAGGTTAATTGAGTCTCTAAATGGAGGGGTATTAGACACTAGTTATAAAATAGACTGGAATAACTATCGAAATTGTATCCTATTAACCAAAGGCGCTGAGCTAAGAAAAGTAGAGACTAAACTCTACAGAATAGTTGCTATCCCGTAATATATTCCTTATATTACCGTATAATAAGAGTTTCAAAATCAAGTTTTAAATTAAATCAGTTACATTATGGACATTTCAGCAATCAAAGCCAAACTGGCTGCGTTAAACAACAATGGAAATTCCGACAAAGAGAAGGTGGACTTCGATAAAGTCTACTGGAGACCCGCAAACGGAAAAACCACAATCAGGATCGTCCCATCAGCCTACAACGCTGCAGATCCTTTCACAGAGATTAAGCTACATTATAACATCGGGAAATTCCCTATGGTGTCGCTTTCGAACTACGGTAAGCAAGATCCTATTGAGGAATTTGTAAAAGAATTAAGGAAAACATCCGACAAAGACAACTGGTCTTTATCAGGTAAATTGTCTCCTAAGTCAAGGTTCTTTGCTCCTGTTATTGTTCGAGGAGAAGAAGAAAAAGGAGTTCGTCTTTGGAGTTTCGGAGTTAACATCTACAAAGCATTATTAGCTTTAGCAGAGGATGAGGATATCGGTGATTTCACAGACGTAGTGAACGGTTGGGATATGGTAGTAGAGAATACACCTGCAGCCGGTCCTGGTCAGTACCCAACTACCACAGTTCGTATTAAACCAGTAAAATCACCTTTAACTAAGAATGATACTCAATTAAGTTTATGGTTGAAAGAACAGCCAAATGCACTTGAAATTCAAACTCAATACGACTATGAATATATCAAGAAAAAATTACAAGAGTATTTAAACCCCGGAGAGGAAATAACAGCACCGCCTGCTACCCCTTCTGAACCAACAGAACCTACACAGCCTACTGCCCCACCAAAAGCACCTGCTTTTAGCCTAGAAGCTGCTACGGCCGGTAATCAAAATACAATTAGTAAATTTGACGATCTATTTAACTAGTATACATGGCAAAAACGAAAAGTGCTGCCGAAACCGCCGGAGAGATAATCAAAGGCGGTTTCAGTTTAGATAAATTTAAAAAGAACAAAGGATTCAGTAATTCTTCAGTAAAATTTAAAGAACAAGCTTGGATAGGAGTATCTAAGGCTTTTGAAGATATTACTTCTTTACCCGGAATACCTACAGGACATATTACCCTACTAAGAGGCCACTCTGATACAGGTAAAACAACCCTATTATTGGAAGCAGCAATTAATGCTCAAAACCAAGGAATACTCCCCGTATTTATCATTACAGAAATGAAATGGTCTTGGCCACATGCTAAGACGATGGGATTGAAGGTAGAAGAAGTAGTAGACGAATCTACAGGAGAGATTATAGATTACCGGGGATTCTTTTTATATGCAGATAGGGGCACTCTAAACACGATTGAAGATGTAGCTGCTTATATACTAGATCTCCTTGATGAACAGAAAAAAGGTAATCTACCTTATGATTTATGTTTCTTTTGGGATTCTGTAGGATCAGTACCATGTGAGTTATCGGTACGTTCTAACAAGAACAATAACGAATGGAATGCAGGAGCAATGTCTACTCAGTTTGGAAATAACTTAAATCAAAAAATTCTACTCTCAAGGAAAGAAGGGAGTAAACATACCAATACTTTAGTAGCAATTAATAAAGTATGGACTATGAAGCCAGAACATCCTATGGGTCAGCCAAAACTGCAAAACAAAGGCGGTATGGCGATGTGGTATGATGCTACTTTAATTATTACTTTTGGTAACATAACTAATCCCGGTACCTCTAAAATTAAAGCTACAGCAAAAGGTAAAGAATACGAATTTGCTAAGAAAACCAAAGTACAAATTGAAAAGAATCACATCAACGGTATCCAATCCAGAGGATCAATCGTAATGACCCAGCACGGATTTATTGAAGACGAGAAGAAAGCAATTGATAATTACAAAGATCAGTACAAAGGTACATGGGCAAATATCCTAGGCTCTACCGATTTTGAAGTATCAATAGAAGCAGAAGTAGGAGAGGACATTAGAGATATTGGATTAAACGATGAGTAGCTATCTAGATATCCTAGATAAAATAGTAGAAAAGCCTTTAAGAAAACTTAATGATGAGATATTGATTGTAGATAGCATGAATACGTTTATTCGTAGTTTTGCTATGCTACAATCAATGAATACCCAAGGCCACCATACCGGTGGGCTTGTGGGTTTTTTAAGATCATTAGGCTTTCTGACAAGGACTTTCGAACCTACTCGAGTTATCTGTGTTTTTGATGGACAAGGATCCACTATTAACAGGAAAAGCATTAATCCGGAATATAAAGCACAAAGGAATATTAAAAGAATTACTAACTGGGAACTCTTTGATGATAAAGATGATGAGTATGCTTCTATGACCATGCAAATGGGCAGGCTAGTTGAGTATCTTCAATGCTTACCTGTTCAGTTAGTTTCAATTGATAAAGTAGAAGCAGACGATGTAATCAGTTACTTAGCTCAGAAATTTGGGAATAATGGTAAGAAAGTAACTATTGTCTCTTCTGATAAGGATTTTCTACAGATAGTTAGTAACAATATTTCAGTTTACTCTCCTATCAAAAAGAAGACCTACGGTAAAAAAGAAGTAGAAGAAGAACTGGGTATGATTCCGGCAAACTATCTACTAATGAAAGCCCTGTTAGGTGATAATTCGGATAACTTGGATGGAATAAAAGGATTAGGTCCAAAAACACTCCTAAAAGAATTCCCTCAACTAGTCAATAACCCAGAAATAACCTTAGATTATATCTATAAAATATGTGAGGAAAAGTTGCAAACTAAAAAAGTTTTCGCTAATATCATATATAGTTGGGATAAGGTTAAAACCAATTATGTTTTAATGAATTTACTAGAACCGAGATTGGGGGAGCATGAAATAGAACATATTGTTAATAAGATCAAAGAACCAATACCACCTCTTCAGACAGTTCCTTTTATAAGGATGTTAGAATCAGATCAAATTGAGGCATTAAATAAAAACGTAGAAGGCTGGTTGCAGATATTTGCACCACTTACTCTATATCAAAAATAGTTTTAAACAAACAACAGGTTACAATATGACGAGTTTATCAAAATTAAATTTTTACGGAAAAGGGTTTCAATTAAAAGTCTTAGGGGCTCTTCTTACAGATAAGAGATTTCTCCTAAACACAAGAGATTTACTTCGAACAGACTACTTCGATTCAGATGCACATACCTGGATATTAGAAACTACTATCAAATACTTCGATAAGTACCATACAACAATTACAATGGATACTTTGAAAATCGAATTACAGAAAGTAGAAAACGATATTTTACAGGTAGCAGTAAAAGCAGAACTAAGAAACTGCTACGAAGCATCACAAGAAGATTTAGCGTATGTGATTGAAGAATTCACCACTTTCTGTAAAAACCAGGAACTAAAAGTAGCTCTACTTAACTCAGCAGATTTACTTAATCAAGGAGACTTTGACGGAATTCGAAGCATAATTGATAAAGCAATGAAAGCAGGAATAGATAAAAATATGGGGCATGAATATAATAAAGATATTGAAAGCAGATACCGAGTTGATTACCGGCCAGTAATCCCTACTCCTTGGCCTACTATGAACGAAACAATAGGAGGAGGCTGGGGCCCTGGTGATTTGATTATTGTATTTGGAAACCCAGGAGGAGGAAAATGCGTAGATGGAAAAACCGAAATTGAAATTGAGTATCCGGAGTTTGGATTAGAGTTGCAGAACAATGTAGGAAATCCTTATACCCTCTGGATCAAGCCTTGGGAGGAGTTTATAATAGATAGTCACCATTTATACGGATGGCAGGTTTATAACTTACTAAAAAGCAAGTAGGTTTTCCTCCACCAGAATATATTTCTAAAGCAGAGAAAGAATGCTTTTGGGAATCAGACTGGAAGAGTAGAAAACAGGAAATCATATTAGAATTAAAACAAAAGGTATATGGAAATAAAAATAAGACAAGTTAAAGAAACAGTAAAGATTGAAAATTTATTTTTTAAACTAGGAATAGAGCCCTATCAAAACAATCATTATATACCGGAATTTGAAATAAAAGTAAAGACTCCTTATGGATACTGCAGTATTATGGATCTTTTCACAACAGAGAGACAGCAGACAGTAACCACTTACTTTACAAATGGAAAAAGGCTTATAACATCTGCACATCACCTGCTAAAGACAGAACAGGGAGATTGGAAAAAAGTAAAAGAACTACAGGTTGGTGATTCTGTAATCACGTCTCTAGGAACAACTAGAATTAAAAAGCAGATTTATAAAAAGAAAGAAAAAGTACTTTACGATATGTCTGTTAAGGATGTAAACTGTTATTATAGTAACGGAATACTTTCACATAATTCTTGGTCTATGGTTGCAGCAGCCGCTCATGCAGTTCAATTAGGATTCAATGTAAACTATTACACATTAGAACTAGGAGAGGATTATGTAGGAAAGCGCTTCGACTGTTACTTCACCGGATATGGAATAGAGGAAGTTAATACTCACAGAAAAGAAGTAGAAAAAATAGTAAGTAATCTGAAAGGGAAGCTCATTGTAAAAGAGTATCCACCAAAAGGAGTTTCAGTCAATACAATTAAATCCCATATTCAAAAATGTATTGACATGGATCATAAACCAGACATGGTTATTATTGATTATGTTGATTATTTAAAACCACCCTCAAAAAGTCGTTTCACAGAGAGAAAAGACGAAATAGATGACGTATTCATTGCAACAAAAGGACTTGCTAAGGAACTAAAAATACCTATTCTAACACCATCTCAAGTTAATAGGATGGGAGCTAAAGATAGCGTAATCGAAGGAGATAAAGCAGCAGGGTCTTACGATAAGATGATGGTAGCAGATATCTGTTTATCTCTATCCAGAATGAAAGAGGATAAAGTACTAGGGACAGGCCGGATACACGTTATGAAAAACAGGTACGGAATGGACGGAATGACCTGGGATGCTAAAGTAGATACAAACAATGGTCATATTGAGATTTTAGGTGGCGCCTTACTAGATACTGGTGCCAGTACTTCTTCTCAAGGAAGCTATAAAGAAGTGGCCAATAAATTCTTTGCATTAGCAAACGAATAGGGGTTTTAAATCTATTTATTTCTACAGTAAAAACTATAACACAAATAAAATTTATGAGCAACTTAACAGAACCTAGGCATTTTTATAAGCCATTTGAATACCAGCAAGCATTCGACTACTACAAAGACCAGCACCGGGTCCATTGGCTAGCAGACGAAGTGCCTCTGGCATCTGATTTATCAGATTGGAAAAGCAAACTAAATGAATCAGAAAAGAATCTTATAGGAAATATCCTTAAATCCTTTGCACAGACAGAAGTACACGTAAACGATTACTGGTCGACAAAAGTATCTAT